AATCAATTTTAATGGTGTATCTATGGTGTATCTATGGTGTATCTGGGATACACCACTCTTGCGGGAACGTTATCGAAACTTTTTGGGACTATTACATTTGGTTCAAATAATCTATATAGTAGAAATTAATGCTCATTGATCTTTTAATATCTTTAGGATGCATAGCCTTGGTGTATAGCTTTGTGTTGTTCCTGTTGTTATTATGGGATAAAGAAGAAATAAGACGATAATTATGTATAAAAAATTTCAAGTTCTTGGAAAGCTTGGTTCTCACTTGTTTAATACAAGTAAGAACTATTTTAAAGGTGGTGGTAAAACAACAAAAACTATTATGACTGAATCTAATGTGACCAAAGAAGTTGCAAAAGCTGACATCAAGAGTGAGATTAAAAGAAAGGCTTTTCCAAGAGGTGGAAAAAAACCTTCTGATTTTTACAATAAACCAAAAGGAAGATAATGCCTGGTGGACTTAAAAAGAAATCATTAAGAACTGAATTAGATTTAACACCCAAACAAAAAATGTTTGTAGAAATATATGTTAAAGATTGGGGTTCGATTACACAAGCTGAAGCATTAAAGCGTGCAGGCTATGTGTGCACTAATGAGAGAGATTTCGGATCTGTTGCTTCCAGAATGTTATCTAGAAAGCACAGTCCTCATATTGCAAATTATTTTGATAAATTATTTGATCTTGAAAAAAAGAAATATGAAAGTGACAACCTTAGAAGATTTAAGAGGTTAGAAAGAATTTCTGACAAAGCCGAAAAAGATAAACAATACGCTGCTGCTATTAATGCTGAATATAGATCAGGTCAATTAGCTGGAGCTTACGTAGATCGTAAAGAGGTGAGTGTTAGTGGTTTGGAGGGTATGTCACGTGAGCAACTTGAAAAAAAGCTTAAGGAATTATCAAACAAAATCGATGGCTTCAATGCCAAAACGATTGAGGTTGAGTCCAAAGACGTTACAACAATTGAAGAAAGCTAGTTGGTCGGAATGGTTAGATGTTTTTAACCAAGTGCACAACTCAACAATAACTACTTCAGTTGGTAAAATTAAGGTAATGATTGATGACTAAAAAGAAACGACAACAATCTAAAATATTAAACTTTGATTTTAAAAATCTCGGAAACATCATTGATGATTATGCGTTTGTAGAAATAGAGTGGCTTGATATCGAAGGTGATGCTGGTTGGAGCAGCACAAAAGATTTAAGCAAAGAACAGTTGCCTGTATGTGTATCTAAAGGTTACTTACTTAGTCAAAAAAATGGAATTACAAGAATATTTAGTGATTACATTAAGTCTAAAGATAAACCAACGTTTGACAATATTGGTGCAACAACTATTATTCCAACAGCAGTAATTAAATCAATTAGGAAATTAAAAATATAAAATACTTACTTAATCATGTCTAATAAAAATGGGGAAACTAGGCTATGGCAAAAGGTAAAAAAAGGACTGACTAATTGCTTCTTAACCCGCGTAGAATCTAGTACAATCAATGGTATTCCTGATGTTCATGCTGTAATGAGTAATGAAGTTTTTTGGATAGAATTAAAATCAGATTCATTAAGTTATCCGAAGCTAAATAAATGGCAAATTGTATGGATTAACAAATACATTATGGCTGGTGGTAAAGTTATTATCTTGGGTGAGACCCCTTTGAAGAGAACCCTTAAACTGTACAGACCGGTGTCCGTTTTCACGGATCCTCGTTCCCTCGTTGCGTTTGCCTCGTTCTCGTTCCCGTTACAATGGCCACTGGTCCAGCGCAGGATGCTTCAGGAGCTGGGACGGCAGCCCGATGCAGCGTAATCCTCGTTCTCGTGCCCTGGCCACTGATCTTTTCCCTCTTTGTTTGATCAGTGGCCTGGGGACCAGCAGCAGGTGGTACTGCTCAGGTCTCGTTTGTCGTTGACAAACCTCGCTCGTTCTCGTTAAATTTAACTACACTGGTACCGCAGGTAACGCAGCTGGTACGCATCCTTCAGGATCCAGGTGAAGCTCTCGTTTCTCGTTCTCGTTTCTGGACAAATCTCGTTCTCGTTCACTGGCCACTGGTGAGCCCCCGCAGCGTCAGCTTCAGGGGACGTGCAGCTCAGGAGAAGTTTGTGGTTGACAGGTATCCCATGATGTCGTATTGTCAGACAAACAAAGGAGAATATATGGCGATAGATTTCGATGCACTGGATCTCGTTCGAGGAAAGAACAAATCTCGTTCTTACAACACTAAGTTAGACGGGCTGCAGCAGCAGGTAACCAGTCTTCAGGAGCTGGTAACTGATGTGGTAAGGGAACTTCCCGATGAAAAGAAATGGTCTTTCGAAGAAAGATTAAAGAAAATAAAAGAAAAGGGTTGACAGGTATCCCATCGTGTCTTATATGTAGTTCGTTAACCAAAGGAGAACTATGAGCAAAGAAAAAACGATTCAAGAAACCGTCCCACACAATGACGTTGAAGAAGCCAACAAACCTGAAGAAGGAAAAGTATACGCACTGACCGGTGCCCGGGGCACGCGCTGCATCGCAAATGGAAATACATGGAAAGAATCGGAGGTGAAGGATGACTGACGAACTGAAGGAATGGTTTCTGATGCCAAGCATCAAGGAATGCCTCGCTGAGTATGAGAAGCAGGATATAGGATTAATTGCAGACATTGCTAAGCACGGATGCAGCGGAGGTGTCGCTGGTATCACGTACTACGCAGAAACTACTGCCTTTCATGATCATCATGAAGAAGAGATTTGGCAGCTGGTCCAGGACCACGCAGATGACTCTGGCCTAAAGAACGGTGAGTTTTTGCAACACATATCGCAAGATCCAACCTCGCTTACTGGGTTCGTTAATGATCTCGTTTGGTGGGCGGTCGAAGTTCGGGCCCAGGAGCTGCATGAAGCTGCACCTGCAGCTGGAGCTTCCACATGACCTTCGTTGTCGTTTACCTGTGCCTTTTGTTTATGTTCCCAGGTTTTACATTAGCTGGCACTGGGATCCTGATGCTCTCGCTTGTTGGTATTCTTTAATGCACCACATGTCGTCTCGTTTAGAAAGCTGGACGTTACTGAGCAGAGATTACTATGGAGTACAGGACTGGCGCTGGAAACTCTGATGGTAAAGCTCGGTCTCGTTTGAGTGAATGGATAGGTTTAGGGTTAAAGTAATGTTGAGCATCTGGGGACGCTGGAAACTTCTGTGGTAAGAATAGTAAGGTTTCTACTTTAGAATGATTCTAAAAGATAATCCTTGCAGTAGTGCATGGGATTTGATAAGAGAGGGAAACCAATTAACAAAGGAGAATGATATGGGTTTAGACCAACACGCACATATACGAGGCACAAAAATAGATTGGGATAAGTTTTTCGAAGATGATACTTATTCTGATAAGGCAGGTGTTTTCGTTTGGAGAAAACACGCAAGGCTACAAGAGTTCATGAGTAAGAAATGGGCAGATCAAAACCCTTCAGTTAAAGTTGAAGGACATCTTGCACATCTTGGTTTTAATGGCGACCAAGACGCACCATGTTATATGACTAAAGAGGTCGTTGATGAATTAGGGGAACAAATAAAAAAAGGTTTCTCTGACTATCACGCAGAAGATGGATTTTTTTGGGGGCAACAATTCCAAGAGGATTCCGTCAAAGAGTACAAAGAGCAGGACATCAAGTTTTTAAAATTCTGTGAACAAGCCATAAGTGAGGGCAAGGTTGTAGAATATTGGTGTAGTTGGTAATGCCGAAAGATAAAAAGGTAGAGGCGACAAATGTCGCCTCGCCTCGTGTTAGTGGTTGGTCTATCGTTTGTGAGATAACAAGACCAGACGGCACATGGTACACAGATACAATAACAGATTTCCCAGAGCATTTGGGGATTACAATTAATGAATGGATACCTGAATATGAAAAAGAAATTAGTAGAGATAAATGACACCTCGTCTCGTTCTAGTGCAGGACAGAAAGCACAAGATGAATTTACTAGAGTTTTGGCACAGCAGGTTGCTGGTCTGAACAAATTAATACAACTAGAGGTAGAGCCAAATGTTGATACCATTATTAATAGACTTAATAAAAAAGATAAAAAAAAGATAAATTAACTATTGCATAAGATTTGATAAGATATATAAGAATAGGGCAATCATAAGATTGTATAACTTAACAAAGAGGTAAAAATGCAAACAGCAAAAAAGCTAAAGCAAGACGAAAAGAAAATAGTCGTGGCTTATGCAACACTAAAGCTAAAAGCAAATAGACTTAACAAAGAGTTAGATAGTATGAAAGAACACATTGTTAATCTATTTAAGAGAACAAACCAAAATCTAGTTATTGTTCAAGACGAACATGGAAATAGTTTTGGTATTCAAAAGATTAACAGAGTTAGAAAATCTTTTGATAAAGATAAATTTAAATTATCACATTTAGATTTATACAATGCACACCAAAAGCAAGTTGCTTATTGTGAGTATAAAGCTATTGGCGAGGTATCAAATGCCCAATAATGATTTGATAAACATAGCTAATGTATTGAGTGAAAAGTTAAACTCTAATACACCAACATCACTAGCTGACATGGTGGTAGACAATGGGCAAAAGAAACAGTTGAACTATGAAATCATGTTCCAACTATTAATGGGCGAGTGTGAAAAGCATATACTCGAGAACGTTGGCAACCCAATCGTTGATGAGTTCAAGGACAACATACTTAAAAAGTTTAGTACACTTGTTCAAGCAATACACAGCACAGAATAATTAACACTAATCTAATGGCGAGGCTATGCACCTCGCCATTGGTGTATCTAGCCTGTACCTATTACAAGGCTCTTATCATATACAAAAATCGTTTTAAAATTTACCTGTTCAGGCGTTCGCGTTCTAGGGCTAGGTTTTATGTGGCGAAAGGGTTTACAAAGTAGGATATACAAATATACTAGGGTCCCAAACGAGATGAAAATAGAAAACTTAACTGAAGATGAATTAAAAGATATTATTCTAAAAAAACAGTTGGAGTGGATCAAGCTCTGCCAGGATAATTTTTTAATTTTTGCCGAGTCTGTTTGGCAAGATTTTATATATCGTAAAACAAAGGACCCAAAGAAATACGGGCACCATCAAATTATTGCTGAGTCTTTCCAAGAAATTGCTGATGGAGATGCAAAGAGGCTCATAATCAACATGCCACCACGTCATACTAAATCTGAATTTGCATCTTATTTATTCCCCGCTTGGTATATTGGTAAGTATCCAAAGAAAAAAATTATGCAAGTTTCCCACAATGCTGAACTTGCTTCAAGGTTCGGTAGCAAAGTTCGTAACTTAATGAACACCAGAGAGTATAAAGAAATTTTCGGAAGTGTTACACTTCGAGAAGACAGTAAAGCAAAAGGCAGGTGGGAAACCAATCATGGTGGTGAATACTTTGCAGCGGGTGTTGGCGGATCTATCACAGGTCGAGGGGCCGATTTGCTTATTATTGACGATCCACATACGGAACAAGATTCATTGTCCGATACAGCAATGGAACGTGCTTATGAATGGTACAGTTCAGGACCCAGACAGCGTTTACAACCAGGAGGAAGAATCTTAGTTGTCATGACTCGTTGGGCTACCGATGATCTTACAGGAAGGTTGGTTAAGGCTCAGAGTGAAGCTAAAGCAGATCAATGGGATGTAATTTCTTTTCCTGCAATCATGCCAGATGATAAACCTGTATGGCCTGAGTATTGGAATAAAGAAGATCTTGATTCTGTGAAAGCCTCAATCTCTACAAAAAATTGGAATGCACAATATATGCAGGACCCTACCTCAGAAGAGGGTGCAATTATAAAAAGGGATTGGTGGCAGGATTATGATAAAGAAAATTTACCAAAGTTATTACATGTGATTCAAAGTTATGATACTGCATTTTCTAAAAAAGAAACTGCTGACTATTCTGCTATTACCACCTGGGGTGTCTTTGAACCTGTAGAAGGTTATGAGAAAGCGATTATATTATTAGATGCTCAAAAGGGACGTTATGATTTTCCAGATTTAAAAAATGTAGCTCTAGAGCAATATCATTACTGGGAACCGGAAACTGTAATAATTGAAGCTAAAGCTAGTGGTACACCATTAATTCACGAGCTTAGACGTGCAGGTATTCCTGTTATTGATTATGTTCCAGCACGTGGCCGAGACAAGCATACTAGAATAAACTCTTGCGCACCTGTATTTGAGTCTGGTATGGTGTGGGCACCTTTAGAAGAACACTGGGCACAGGAAGTAATTGAGGAATGTGCAGCGTTTCCTAACGGTCAGTATGATGACTATGTTGATTCTATGACCCAAGCTGTGTTAAGATATCGACAAGGTGGATTTGTTTCAACATATTCTGATGATTGGGATGATCCTCCAACGAAATTAGAAAAAGAATATAAATATTATTAGGAGTAATTATGCCGGCAGGAATTTATTCAGGAAGTAAAAAAGCTAAATATCAAAATGAAAAAAATAAAGATAGAGTTAAAATGCTTACTGGTGGCCAAGCAGCGATTGCTGCCAAAGCTCCACCACCAAATAAAATTGATGCAAAAGATTTCGCTGTGCTAAGAGCAGAAAAAGCAAAAGGCAGAGGCATGGGTCTTCAAGATGAATCTGTTAAACCAGGTAAAGTTAAACCTGTGAAAGCTGCCCTTGGTGTGTTAGCTTTAGGCGCTCTAGGTGCTATGGGTGCAAAAAAATTAATGAAGAAAAAAAACAAAATTATGGATCCTGGTGGGACACCAAAAGGAATGCTGCCGATCAATCTTGTTGAAATGTACAAGAAAGCAGCAGGCAAAAAAATGGGTGGTGTAATGAAAGCTAGAGTTGGTAAATCGATTGATGGAAAAAAATTTATGAAAAGTATCGGTGTCTTTCCAAAAGTATCTTCAGGTACAGGTGGTAAATCTATTAAAGTAAAAGACGATTCATCTTTTAGTAAAAAAATGGAACTTCAAGACAAAGGTGTTATCAATAAAAAAACTGGTGCTGGAAGAGAAAAAATTACTAAAGCAGTGAAAGCAACTTCATTAGGTAGAAAACTATTACTACCCGTTGCTGCAGGAGTCGTTGTATCTAAATACATAAGATCTAAAATGAAAAAAGATAAAAATAAAAAAACCTTAAAAGATTTTAGAGAACAAAAGAAACCTGGAGTTCCTTCAGAAAAAACAAAAACAATTAACTCAGCTTTAAATAAACTAAATAAAAAAATGGGCGGTGGCATGATGCAAAAGCCTATGGGTTATAATACAGGTGGACCATCTGCTGGTTTTAAATCTAAACAAGATAGAAAAAAAGCTGAAAAAAATATTAAACAAGCTAGAAGTAAAGAAGGTTTGAGATCTTTTTTATCTAGTGGAAATAAAATAAACCAACCCATGAGAAAAGAAAGATACATGGAAGGTAGAAAAGCAAGACACACAGAGTTTAAGAAAAAACTTGGTAAAACTGCTTTAGGTGTAGTTGCAAGTTTAACCCCTGCCACTGCTGCTGCAAAAGTAATTGGAAAAGTTATGGGTAAAAAATCTAAAAAAAGAGATTTTCAAAAAGGTGACTACGGAGATATATCTGTAAAAAAAATGGGCGGTGGCATGATGCAAAAACCTATGGGTTATAACAAAGGCGTAATGGTCAAAGCAAGAGGTTGCAAACTAGGTAGAACAAGACCTACTAAAATCACATAGGAGGGACAATGTCCCTGAAGGCATTACTTAGAGCTGGTAAAGAATTACTTAAGGCGAAGAAGCCTTCAGCTGCAGAAGATGAATTCTTAAAAAGAAGAATGCAGTTAGCAGGAGAAGATGCTGCTGTAAGATTAGGATTACTTCCAGGAAAAAAAATAAAACCTTCACCGGCTACCGGAACAAAACCATCACAACAAACAGGACAAGAGTTAGCTATACAAGAAATTAAAAATCCTCCTATAGTTTTAAAAAAGACAAAACCATTACAGATGGGTGATGACATGGCACCTGCTTTTGGTTCATCTACTTATGACTGGGCAATGAAGATGGGTAGAGGTAAATATTCTGCCGATGAGTGGCTTAATCATTTAACATCTACTAGAAAAGTAAATTTACAAGTATTCGGAAGACCAATTTCTAAAATAGAACGTGGGGAAAAAAGATTTAAATATGACTCAGGTCCATTTGCTGGCAAAGAAGTTAATGTATCAAAAGAAGAATTGTTTGATACAAACTTAGCAATTTTTAATGAAGCTGGGGATTTGACTGGCGGGTTATTATATGCAGCTAAAAAATTTGGTTTAAAATTAGATGCCAACGAAATTGGTGCTATGATTAAATTGAACCCAGTAAACAGATTAGTTCCTGTGGAATTAGGTCTAGCAAAAGGAACCAAAGAATCTTTTGATATAGCTGCTAAAAATTTAAATGACAAAGTAAAAGTTCTACAAACAAAATTTAAAGGCGATGATGATTTAATGAGATATTTAGATGAAGTTCAATATGAAATGAATGGTATTACTAGAGGAAGTGTAGATAAAGGTAGTTTTGAAAATTTAAGAACATCTTTAAAAAGTATAAAAGGCCAACCTAAAATTGATCAAGCTGAAAAGACAGCATTAAATAAACTTGAAGCAGAACTTAATAGCAAAGCTGCACCTATGAGAACTAACAAAACACTATATCAAAATGAAACTAATTATACTTTACAGGGCGGTAAAGATTATAAAGAAACTATTTTTAGATTAGATGAACCAATTACATCAAACAGAAGCCCTTTAAAGAGTCCTGGTCACTTTAGTGAAGCGGGTACTAACCAGATCTATCATGTTAGGTACGATACAAGATTTACTCCTGAAGGTAAAAAAGTATTTATGATTAACGAAATACAATCAGACGTTAATCAACCAGTTGCAAAAGCATTAAGTAAAATGAAACAACTATCTGGAGAAAACAGAACCAATCCTTTCCAAGCTGACATAGAATTAGATTTGCTGTCTAAGAACAGACAAAAACTTATGGATGAATTAACAGATGCTATTGCAAAAAGACAACCTAATAAAGCAGCGGCATTGAGTAAAGAGATAACAGAAATAAGAAAAAAACTAAATAATGTTTTTCAAGGAAGAAGAAGTGGTAGTGGTGATAGATTTGATTACTTCCCTATGGTTGAGTCAGATGCTTACGGAGACCACGCACTTAAATATCTAATGCAAAAAGCAGCGAGAGAAAATGTAGATTACATAGCCGTTGCCCCGTTTAACAAATTAAGTATGAGACAAGGATACAAAAGAGGTAATGAAAGATTTTATGGTTACGCTGATGGAAGAGGAATTGATAACAAGGGTAAAGCAGTTATGCCAGAGCTTATGAAAAAAAGTGCTAGATTCTATGGCTCTAAAGCAGGACCCACAAAAATATCATTATCAGATCCTACAAAACCATATAAAAAAATTGAAACAGATACTTTTAAATTTCCTCTAGATCATAAGATGAAAGGCAGAGAAATAAAGAGCACCTACCATGAAAATGCAGTAGACAATCCTATAAAGGGATATAAACAAATTCTTGACGGAGATCCAAGGTTGTATTTCGATGCGTTTGCTATTAAGGTAAATTCTTTAATGAGAAATACACAAAAAACTTACAAGTCTAAAGGAGGACTTGTGGTAGATATATTTAAACCAATAAGGTACAATCAATCATGGCAGTAGAAAAAGTAACAGAGGAATTAGCAGAAGAAATAATTGAACAACCTGAAGGTCTTCCAATTGACGTAGAAGTTGAAGGCGAAGAAGAGGTTATTGAGGAAAGACCTCAAGACGATTTTAACGCTAATCTAGCAGAGACTATGGACGAGCGAGAGCTTAAGGACATGGCTATGGAGCTTATTGAAGAATACAAAAAAGATAAGACTTCTAGAAAAGAATGGGAAGATGCCTACATAAAGGGTTTAGATTTATTAGGAACCAAATACCAAGAAGTTTCAAAACCATTTAAAGGAGCTTCCGGTGTCACGCATCCTTTGTTAGCTGAATCAGTTACACAATTCCAAGCACAAGCCTACAAAGAGCTTGTACCATCTGATGGCCCAGTAAGAACACAGGTAATTGGACTACAAACAGCGGCTACCGAACAGCAAGCAGATAGAGTTAAAGACTATATGAATTACTTGCTGATGGAGGAGATGGAAGATTACACGACTGACATGGATCAAATGTTATTTTACTTACCACTATCGGGATCTACATTTAAAAAAATTTATTACGATGCATTATTAGATAGACCTGTATCTAAATTCATACCAGCAGAAGATTTAGTAGTTCCGTACTACGCATCAGATCTGAAGGATTGTGAAAGAATTACTCACGTAATTAAGATGACAATGAATGATGTAACTAAAAAAATGGCTGCAGGATTTTATAGAGACATAGAGTTAGTAGACAGTTCAACTGAACCAGATTCAGTACAAAAGAAATTAAATGAATTAGAAGGTGTAAAAGGCACAGGTTCAGATTATTTAAATACTATACTTGAGATGCATGTAGATTTAAATTTAGATGACTATGAAGATTTTGACGATAAAGCAAAAAAAATAAAGATTCCATACATTGTAACAATTGATGAAGGTAGTGGAGAAATTTTATCTATTTACAGAAACTATAAACCAAAAGATTTTACTTACGCAAGATGTGAATATTTTGTTCATTATAAATTTTTACCTGGACTAGGTTTTTATGGTTTTGGTTTAACACACATGATCGGTGGCCTGTCTCAAGCAGCAACTCAATCTTTAAGACAATTGATTGATGCAGGAACTTTAAAAAATTTACCAGCAGGATTTAAGTCTAGAGGAATAAGAGTTAGAGATGACGACCAACCAATACAACCTGGAGAGTTTAGAGATGTAGATGCAC